CCACTTGCACCTCTAAAATAAGGGGTGGGGTAGTTGGGTATATCTTTGTGGGTAGGAGCTTTCTTAATCGAACGACCTAAAGCTAAAGGACTTTTAAATTTTTTCTCTTTAACTTTCTCCCAATGTCTACAGGATAGACACACGTCAGGGTTAAGTTCATTAAACCTTTCGCAAGTGTACGGACCTTTTATTAAATCAGCTTTTCTTTGCGTTGCTTCTTTTGTGTACCCTTCATGGTTTTTAGATATTATGTGCATAGCTTGTTCCGCATCATTGCAGTATTTTACAATGGATATACCTGCTCTCCACAAAGGCTCAACTATACTCTGTTGATTCATAATAATATTTTTTATTTGTTCGCACCCTGTACCTTCTTTGGTTTTAATTACTATAGTTTTAAAGCTATAGTCAGAGTCCTCTATCATTCCTTTTTTAAATGCACTTATTTCCATGTCGTGGTTTTAGGAACTTGCGTTATACCCCCACCAAGTAGATCAGAGAACTCACTGAAGTCGGTAGCATCAGGTAGTCCAGGCACGTATAGACTAACAGCCCTCGACGTGTTGTGCTTATAGTTGCGAGTGTTGGGTACACGTAGTATTCTTGCACTATCAGCAGTTACAACAGGGTCAGCGTTCAACCCATGTTCCACACATAACTTCTTTAGCCTCGCCGCTACAGGCAACCACTCATCATAAGTTACACTATGCGTCAAAGTCCAATATACATGTATGCCATACCCTGAGTTCATGAGAACAGGTTTGGGTAAGGTTAGCTTCTTACAAAAGGCCCGCAAAGCTTTGTATGCTTCTTCTTGGCTAGGATAATCTTTACCCTCACCACAATCTAAATCAAGATAAAATGAACTAAGGGATTTTACATTGTCCACCTTGCGAGAGTCCGCAGTTTTAAATGTAGCTAATCCAAAGTAAGTCTCGTAACCTTCTGCGTCTAAATTACGAGAAGCGTCTACAACGGCATCTATAGAGTCGTAAAATTTTTGTTTTGTATGTTCTCCCTTGAACCCCAATACAGCATAATAACCACCACTATCTAACACCCTTTCTAAAAATGTTTTTGTTTCCATAATCTCCACCCATGTTTAAAGACACCACGGCTAGGCATTTAAATACCGATTAGCCGTGGTGAGATAATATATTAATGATTAGGATTAGTCATCCTTCGGGGCATCGTCCCAATCATCAATTATATCACCTAGGTCGTCGTTATCATCCTTGGGTGGAGGAGTTGATTTTTTAACAACCTTCTTTGGCTCTTCGATAGTCTCTTCCTCTTCTACCTTTGTATCAAAAGGATTTGACTCATCTTCTATAGTAAAACCATCAACAGTGTCGAAAGGATTTCTATCTTCTAGAGGTACATACTTAACAACTTGCACAGCTCTTAATCTAAGATTAACGCTCTGCTTACCCCCAAAGTCATAAGGGTTAAATGATACAGCAACATTTACAGTGCTACCTGTTGTAAGTAAAAAGTCATCTGGTAACTTCGTACCCTGTGCATCGTACTGTATAGGTTTTTTTGTTATATTATTACTGTACGCACCTTTCAAGTTAGCCTTATAGGTGTACATGCCATCATCGTCTTTAACAAGTACGGACTTGTCTAGTTTATCTGCCCACTTATCTTTCTTGTTTGCTTGATAAGACTTAGACATAGCCATAAATAAATCCTTTGCAACGGCTTCATTCATTTTAAACTGTATAGAATACTCTGCGCCATCGTCTAATGGGGCGCAAGGCATAGACTTGTTTACCTTACTATCGAAATGATAGGTGGTATTAACTTTAGGCCAAAGAGCCTCTACGTTCTTTATCAGGTATATTTCACTCATAATCGCTTCTCCACTTCCTATTTATATATCTTCGTCTAGATCATTAAGGTCTAGATCGTTTTCGGGTGCTATGCCGAGTCGTTTCGCCAAAGCAATTTGTGCCTGTGATAGTTCTACAGGTTCTTCTTCCCACTCTACGTCGTCTTGCTTTGTGGGTTTTTCTTCACTCTCTTGCAAACGTTGCTCCACTAATGCTTCGGAAACAGCGTTTAATTTATACCTATAAGTATTTTCTACTTTTAGATAAGTGTGTTCAGGGATAAGTTTTTTCTTTGTCCAAACACGTATGGTAGAACTAGAAACACCTAAGTGTTTAGCTAGTACTTCTTTAGCCACGAAAGGTTCGTTCATTTTTTCCTCACAGAAATTACTACTTCCTTCTCGGTGTTTAAACCGTCAGGAACTTTAGTTGGGTTATCCGCTAGGTATTCTCTTACATTTTTCTGACTTACACGGTTTTCAAGAAGTTCTGGTATGCTATTTTCTTTTATGAAATTATGCATCTCGCTCCAATCACTTACCCAGTATTTCGTTCTTTCAGATTTAAAGAAAAGACCTTCGACGGTTCTTACGCTTATCTCATTGTTTCTTTCACAATGTTCAAGCATTGCCTGCTTCACACGGTCTAGTTGTCTTGAGAGTTTATCGTCCTCTTCTTTAAACTTTGCGGATAGCAAAGACCGTTCTGCTCGTATTTTTATATAAGTTTTAGTCAACTTATCAGGGGTTATAAATTTTTCACCCATTACTCTCACTCCTGTTATATGTTAGAATAGTACATATAGTTACTAAACCTACGTTAGTCAAGTATTTCTTTATATAAATCGATAAATTTTGCGTGAACGTTGATTCTTTTGTCTAATAACTTGTAAACGTGTTTTTCAGCGGCAGAACCTTGCAGTTGCACTACAGTAGATTTATGTTTCTGTCCTGATCTATGTACTCTGGCATTGGCTTGGTCGTAAGTTTCTAACGAACTCGTAGGTCCCCACCACACCACTGTATTAGCGGCTGTCAACGTGACCCCATGTGCCGCCGCTTGTGGTTGTATAACAAGAACTCTGGGGTTTACGGACTCTTGAAAATCTTTGAAGATACTTGTTCTTCTATGGGCAGGGACATCCCCACGGATAACTTCGGTTGTTATACCTTCGCCTCTCAACTTGTCTGTCAGTATATCAATGACGTGCTTGAAGGGTACAAATATTAATATCTTCTGGCTCGACTCATCAATAACTTCCCGCAAAACTTTATATCGGTGCTTAATATCAAATGCTAGAGTTGAACCCTCGTCTGTATATACAGCCCCTGCGGATATTTGCAGTAGTTTATTAAGGCTCACTGCTGCATTCATGGCGGTAACTTGTTCGCCTGTTATGTCCATAACCATCTTATCTTTGAGTTGTTTGTAGTATTTCTTTTGTTGAGCCGTAAGTTCTACTTCACGTTTGGTAAACACCATCTCTGGTAAATCCAAACACTCTTCTTTCGTAAACCGTATCGCAGGTTGCAACGCTCTGAACACTGCGTCTGTAGCCGTAGGTTTAACTTTCCAAGTAAACTGAGATACCTTGTACATAAGCTGATCTTTAAATGCACCAAAAAACCTTGGCACTCCATTAGGGTTTACGAGTTTTGCAATACCATATGCGTCCGTAGGATTTTGGGCAGCAGGTGTTCCTGTCATCATCCACAACCACGTATCTTCTGTAATTAACTTTCTTAGTGTTTTCCACCGTGTAGTTTGTGCGTTCTTATAGTGTGTTGCCTCATCTACAATAATAAGATCAAACCCACCCTTCTTTATCTCGTCTGCTATTATAGCCACACCATCATAGTTTATGATAACGTACTCAGAACCTTCGTTAATTATCTTTTTTCTTTTCTCTGATGAACCATGTGCTACAGACACTGTTCTATGAGGAGCAAAGGTAAACAGGTCGTCACGCCATGCACTGTCCATGATCGAGAGTGGGCAGATAATAAGCACGCGGTTAATTTGTTTTTTGTTAAATAGATAGTCTGATGCCCATATAGAACTAGCAGTCTTACCTGTACCCTGCTCGTTAAAACAAAACGCTTTCTTGTTTAACGTAAAGAAAGATGCTGTTGATATCTGGTGGTCAAACGGTTTATATTTACCTGTCCACTTGTACAGTTTTTCTATAGGTGATGGTGCTTTTATATCCAAAGCATTAAGGCTCACTGCTTCTTGCAGTCCCCAATGTACAACAACTTTATTATCTCCAACGTCTTTGCTTTTGGGTATAACACTCGTTACTTTACTAGTATCGCGTAAGCGAAACAATAACGCTTTATCGTTTATAATCTTCATCTAACTCTCCCAAGTTATTTATTTCTTTTTCTTCTTATCCTTCTGTCCGTTTCTTGCACGGTTCTTTGAAGGACTTTCTAACTTTGTGCCATCTTTGTTTGATCCACCTTTGGCTAGGGCTTTGTTGTGCGAAACATCTTTACCTTTACGGTCTATGCCTTTCTCGTCATACTTACGTCTGGCACGTTGACGTTCCATTCTAGCAGGGTGTTCCCCACGTTCCTTTTGTTTCTTGTATTCTTTCTTGTAAGGTCTAGGTGATTTTGTATATGGCATCAGTTGCTCCCATTATATACACATTCAATTACTGCACAGTGGCGTTTACATAGCCCACTTGGACGTGCGTTCCATACGTCTTCTTTATACGCAATCTCCATGTGGTTGTAGTTCGCTAACCATTTATCCCACAAAGCAGGTTGCATGTCATCTGTATATTTCTCCTTAACAAACTTTTTAGCTACAACAAACACCAACCCTGCGTGAACTTTTTTTACTTCTGGAAAGTGTTTAAAGGTTGCCATAGCCATTAACTCAAGCTGACCTTTATCCGCATACTTAGCAGACTTACTTGTTTTATAGTCTACCACCCATGCAGTAGTGCCATCCATAATAACAAGATCAGCGATACCACGCCACCACACGTTCTTAGCTCTAAACTCGCAAGGCTCTAGGTCCGCTGTCAGCCCCATCTTTATCTCTGTCAACTTGTTGCCACGTCTTCTACTCAAAGCCTCCAAAGGGTCCTTCATGTAAGCAAACTTGTCAGGCACTGGCTTCCCATCACGGATAAACTCTTC